AGTTTAAACTTTCTGACTGGATCCCGATCGACGAATGGGAATCCTTCGAGCGGATGCGTGTCAAAATCCGCAAGCCCATGACCGACGACGCAAGGCGTTTGGCCGTTAAGCGACTCACCAAGCTCAATGATGATGGCTGGCCACCCGGCGAAGTGCTGAACCACTGCACGATGAACAGTTACCAAGGAATATTTCCGCCAAAGGATGACATGAATGGCACAGGAAATCGCAGCACAAACGGATACTCCTCTGGCTCTGCCGGACAGTCCAGAACAGCAGTGGCGGCGCGTCGGTCGATGGATAGCGTCGCACGATTCTGGCCAGATCCCTCCGACGCTGATGGACGATGCGAAGGCGGTGCTGGCGAGTATCGAGGTGAAGCTGGTATCGGCGACCCGCAAGCAGTTCTACGCCCAGATGATCCTCTGCCTGGATCTTTGCGCCGGATCGGGAATGGGTGATAGCGAGCGGGAGGCGTGGCTCAATGCGGCGGCCGTGACGTTGCGGGGTATCCCCTACGACTTGCTGGAGCGTGGATGCGCAGCGGCACGCAAATATGCTGATCACCCGTCAAAGATCATACCGTCGATCACGAAGGAAATCGATAAGAGTTGGTCTGATCGTAAAAATGAACGGAACCGTCTCCAATCCAGAATGCTGCCGGAGCAAAAGAAATATCCTTGGGAAAGGGTTGAGGAAGAGTTTGATCCTGCCACCCACTGCAAGCCGGAAGAGGCGGCCGAAATTTTGGCGAAAGATGGACATGATCTGAATGTCACTCGCGACCTGAACCTTGGACGTGATTGTTCGAAATTGAGGCAACCCACGGCAGCCGAGTTGGAAGAAATAGCCGCTTCTTTCAAAGCGAAGGTGCCAACGGAATCTGACCTTAAGGGTTTATCCCCTCGCGTTCCAAAGCCCTCCCCAAGCGAGAATGAGACGCCAGAACGCCAGAGCGCCGCCCAATGAGATCACAACTCGCCCGCTACGCAGACTCAATGCGCGACCCTGACCCGGCGGCGGCGCGGCGACTTGCTCGCGAGGCATTCCATCAGACCGGGTTCATCGTACTCGACCCGAAATGGATCCAGGGATGGGGCGATCGGGAATTGGTCGTGAAGATTACTGAGAAAGTCCACGGGAGGCGCAAGGTTAAATGATGGCCGACGCGGGGGAACAATCCAAATTCGATCCTTCAAATACAGAGAACGGGCCGGTACGTCATCCAAGTGGTGATCGATCAGGCCCGTTGACGCTTGGTGGAGCCGGTGAGGCGGCTCGCCCCACCAAGATACGGTTGGCCGGAGACCGCGACCGCGCTTTGGCCGCCCATCGTGCCGAAATGCTTGATCGTTGGTCGCACAAGAACGAGGGCACTCCGGAAACACTGGAACATGCCTCAAATCGTGAACAGTCCTCGATTGCCAGAATGTTCATGGCGGGGGACATCAACCAAGATCAATTGGCGTGGGCTGAGGAAATAGGCGTTGCCGCGGAAATGATCGAGCGTGATGTGCAGGTTAAGATCTCCAGCTACATCCCCCGCATCGATTGCAGCGCTGGCTCCCGCGACGTTCTGGTCGAGGGCATCCTCGCTGTCCGCCGCGAGATCGCGTACACTCGTTGGCGCGGAATGATACCCGATCCCAAGCGGGCTATCCTTGATATGCTGGTCGGCGAACCAAAATCATTCAGCGCCGTCGCCAAGATGTATCGCATGCATAAACGTCGCGCCAAGGCATTGCTGATCAGGGCGATCGACATTTGGCCGGACGCCATGAGCTTTGCCGAGAAAGAAGCGGATGCAGCGTCACTCGCCGCAGCCCATGCAGGGCTGATATAGTGGCCCGCAACACCTCAACCCCCATAATGTTGCGTCGGCCATGAAAATAATTATTGACAAGGTGGCCCTATTAGCGGCAAATCGACAGCGCAACAGGTGCCTAAAAATCAGGCAGCCGATTCAAAACCCACAGAAATCAGCCATTCTGCCGTTCACGACTCGGAGAAATTCGGGCCGATATTTGGTTATGGAAAAAATATTTTCAGCTTCCGCAGCCGGGCAGCACTCACCTTTGCAGACTACCGCTGAATTGTTCTCGACCGGATGCAGTTGCAGGCGCCGGCTGCGGGGGAACGCATTGTGAGCCGAACATCCGCCGACCCGACTGAGTTGATACGACGGTTGGAAGATCGTCTATCGGTCGCCAAGCCGCGCGATGTGTTGGACGCGCGCGCCATGTCGGAATGTGTTGGCCTGACGTGGCGGCATTTTCTGGCAACCCATATCGACCCGGACCCGAAGTTCCCGATCCAGAAACGCGGGTCGGAAGGGGTAGCCTGGGAATTCCGGGTGGCCAAGGTTCTGCGGCATATGATCCGCCGGGCGAACCAACGGATTGAAACGAACCGGAAGGCCAATCGTCGGCAACACCAGTTGTCCGGCGCGGCCATGCCGGATGCCGACAATGCCGACATGAGCATCCACGATCTCAACAAACTGATCGATGCCAATGTGAAGGTCCAGAAAGCTAAGGTTGAGCAAGGCTCCTACATCCTGCGGGATGAAGTCGACGCCTTCCTGATCGAATATAATTCGCGGGTGCAGGCGGGCATCTTGGGGGCTTCCCAGAAAGCGGACCCGAACGGCGCCCTGCCAGTGGAAACACGGCTGCGGATGGATGAAGAACTGAGAAACCTGTGCGTATCGTTGAGGGCGGACATCGAAAAATGGTTAAGGCCGAGACATGAAGCTTCTCTCGGCGGCAGAACTGTCAGAGGTCGCTAAAGCATTAGCCGCTGATCAATTCTGCCCCGCCGCTTCTGAGATTTGCTGGGATCACCTCTCCCTACTGACCCCGCCCGAAAATATATCAACCACAGAATGCGCGACCCTCTACCGTAAGATCAGGACGGCGGAAGGTACGGGATATAATCTCTGGTCGCGGGATCTGACCCCGTACATCGTTGGGCCGCAGGATGCGCTCGACAATCCGAACGTCGCCGAGGTCATCATTCCAAAGCCGGGTCGTTCGGGTGGTACGGTGGCCTTCGAGAACTATTTGTTCAAACTGGCGCGCTTCGGGCCAATGCCCGATGTGGGTTGGTATCTGGGCGGCCCGGATGAAGTAAAGTCCTATTGCGATAAACAGGTTACGGCGCTCTTTGAGGATCATCCTGAGATTGCTTCGAAAATCGGGACGGGCAAGAGCGACAACAATATCACCCGTAAAAAGGTGGCCGGGCGCCAGCTTGAATATCTCGCGGCCAGCAACAAGACGCTGACCAATCGCCAGTTCGGCTTCATGGTCGGCGATGAAATCGACACGTTCACGCCCCGGATGCGCGCATCGTTTCTGCAACAGACCCGGATTCGCGGGCGCATGTTGGGCAAACGGCGCAAGGTCGGCATGGCGTCCCACCCGGATGCTGGCTGGACGACTGGGATAGCCAGCGCATGGGTAGATAGCTCGCGTGGTATTTATGTCTGGGCATGCCCTGACTGCCAGAAATGGTCATCGCCGTGGCCGACGAAATATTGGCCGGACGTGCCGCGCGCCGCGCTCTGGTATCTGAAATTGCCCGACGCCGATCGGGATGAAAGGGTGGCCAAGGCGGTGGAAACGGCAGCGATGCAGTGTCCGCACTGCGGTTCCTTACTCAGCGACGAACAACGGCACGCCATGTCGCGAGCCGGCAAATGGCTCCATCGCGGGCAGGAATTTGATGTTGAGATTGGCCCGGTCGGCGAGCCAGACGAAAATAGCGCGATGGGGTTCTGGATCCACGGCCTGATGGTGCTCACCATCACGCATGCGGAACTGGCGAAGGAACTGGAAACGGCAACGATCCAGTTTGAGCGGACACGCAAGGTTGACCAACTCCGCGAGGTATTGGCCAAGGTGTTCGGGCAGGTGTTCGAGGGTGCGGGCGCGTCGGGGGAAATTGACAGCGCCATGCTCTTGCGCCGGTCCAAGGGTGAGGCCGATGGAGAAGATACCGGGCAACGTGTTTTCTCCATCGGCCAGTGCCCGAAAGAGGTTCTGTTCATCACGGCCGCGGTCGACGTTGGGCATCATAAGTTCGATGTCTCCTTCCGTGGCTGGGATCTGGAAAACAGGTCGTGGTGGCTCGATCGCCACACGATCAGGCAACGGGTGTGGGATGATGGCGTTATGCGCGATCTTTCGACCAAGGATCGGATCGAAGATTGGGACGTGCTGATCGAGCAGGTTATCGACCGGCGTTTCCCTATAATCGGTTACAATGGTTTGACGATGCCGGTCGCGGCAATCGCAATCGACAGCGGCGACGGCAACGTGACGGAAAAGGCGCGCGAGTTCGCCCGCCGGATGTTGCGCAGGGGCAAGTTCTGGGGAAGCCCTAACAATCCATGGGCGCGGGTCCGTCTGGTCAAGGGCGCAAAGTCTGCCAATGCGCCGGAATTGCCGGACAAGCCGCGCAAGACGAGTGTTGATGAAATGGGGCGGCCAGTTTCGCCGACCATATTGGAATATGATCTGGGCGTTCATAAGCTCAAGGAACAGGCGATTGAACGGCTGGGCGTGAACGACGGCGGGCCGGGGCAATGCTATTTCGCCGAAGGCATCGCCGCCAATCACTTCGAGGAATATTTCGGGGAAAAGCTGATCGACAATCAGTGGATCCGCAACGGGCCAAACGAGAGCCTGGACTGCTTCGCCTATGAGGAAGCGGTCCGGTTGATGCTCAAGCCCGACCGCAAAGACATCAAATGGGATGACGGGAAACGCCCGCCTTGGGCAACCCCCATCCCCGTCAACGCGGAAGGAGGTGGTCTTGCGGTCGATGGTGAGGTCCAGGTGGTGAAAGCCCCCTCCCCTACAACGCCAAAAAAGAGCTTCTTCGAGCGGATGGAAGCATTGAACAATCAACCAGAAACGGAACAGTAGATGGCTGACGATTTTGACAGTTACCGGAATAATCCGGATTCCTTTGGGCGCAGGTTGCGTTCGTCCACGACATTCCCATTCACGGTGCCAAATCGCGCGAAGGCGGTATGGTTTGATGCGGCCGGGACGATTGCTGTTTCGGATGCTGATGATTCCAGTCCAATCTCAGGCGTGCCCGTTGCCGCGGGCGCAATCCTGAATTGGGTTCCCGGTAAAGTCACCAGCGTTACCGGCCCCACCACGATCTATTACACGCTGTAGGCCCAGATATGTCGACGCCTGAAATCGATCAGCTCACCGCTGATATCGCAGCCGTGCGCGCCGCGCGTCTCGCGCTGGCCAAGGGTGAGCGCGTCGATGAAGTGTGGCGCGAAGGGCGGCGGCTGACCATGGGCAAGGTGACGCTGGAAGGATTGAGTACCCTGATCCGCACAATGGAGCAGGATCTTGCCAGCATGGTTGCGGCGGATGCGGGCACCCCGCGCCGACAAGCGATAGGAACCTATTTCTGATGAGCTTAATGGCCCGCGTGCAAAACATGGCTGCCGGTGTCGCGCTGATGGCGCTGAGCGGTCGGACGGGCGGCGGCGGGCGTGCTTATGATGCTGGTCGCTATGACACGCGCGAAATGGCGTCGTGGCATCCGTCGCGTGCATGGGTGAATGACGAGGTTCTGGCGAACCGTGACAAGGTTGTCGACCGCGCCCGCGATATGGCGCGCAATCATCCGATTATTGGCGGCGCCATTGATAGACGTACTGAGGCAGTCGTTGGCCCGGAAATCAGGCTGGAGGCGCAACCCGCCTTTGAGGCGATGGGCCGTACAGCCGAATGGGCCGACAATTGGGCAACCGCGACCGAGGAACAGTTCCGCCTCTGGGCGCAGGATCCGATGTTCCGCTGCGATGCAGAAATGCAGTCGACGTTCGGCGGTATCGTCGAATCCGCTTATCGTCACTGGTGGACGGATGGCGAGGCGCTGGCCGTCGTCAAGATGATCGACCGTGGCAGCCCATGGCAGACATGCGTTGAACTGATCGATCCCGACCGTCTTTCCAATCCGAATGGCACGTCGGACAACATGATACTGCCCAACGGCAACCGCATGATCGGCGGCGTCGAGATAAATCCCGACAATGCCGCGGTCGCTTATCATATCCGCTGCGCGCATCCGGCAGAGTCGGGCCGCACCGATGGAGAGACATTCCGCTGGGAACGTGTGGCGCGCTTTGGCCCTACCGGACGGCCGCAGGTCATCCACGCCTTCAAGCGCGGCCGGGCAGGACAACGGCGCGGCATCTCGCGGTTCGTTGCCGCCATCAAGCGGATGAAGCAATTCGACCGTTACGATGATGCCGAGATCGAGGCGGCGCTGCTCAATTCGGTTATGGCCGCATGGGTTGAAAGTCCGTTCCCTACATCTGATGTGGCGGAGGCGCTGGCGCCTGGCAGCGCAGAGGACAGCACGGGATGGTCCTATGAGGAACAACTCAAATATCGTTTAAAGAATGCCGTCAAACTCGACGGCGCCCGCGTCATCCACGGACTGCCCGGCGAGAAGATGGCGTTCCATCGCGCCGAGCATCCATCGCAGAACTACCCGGAATTTCAAGCAACGGGCCTGCGCTCTCTCGCAGCCAACTTCGGATTGTCCTATGCGCAGGTTGCGCAGAATTGGGCGGACATCAATTATTCGTCGGGCCGCCTCATGCTCAACGAGATCTGGCGCGGACTGTTGCATGACCGTTATGAGTTCACGAGCCGCTTCTGCACCCCGGCGTATAGCGCGTGGCTGGAAGAATCGGTCGCTAATGGCCGCGTCAAGGTGCCCGGCCGCCCACTCAATTTCTACAAGTGGAAGCTGGAGCTAACGATGTGCGAGTGGATGGGGCCGGGCCGCGGCACGGTCGATCCGCTCAAGGAATCGAATGCCGACGAGCTTAACCTGCGCATGAACACCACGACGCTGGCTGATATTGCCGCTGATCAGGGCCGCGATCCGCGCCGGATCATCAACCGGCGAGCGCGCGAGATTGCACTGCTCAAGGCTAATAATCTGACCGATATTTCTGAAACCGACCCGGTGAAGGCTGGGCGACCCGCCGCGAATGGCAGCGATAACGGCGATGGCCAGCCCAATAGCGATGGAACGAAGCAATGAGGGATTTCGCACGCATCGGGCAACGCATGTTCAATGTGCCGCTGATGATCGAACCGGCCAAGGCTGAGATGGTTTGCGCCGCGCTGATGGATCAACTCGGCATCACGCGCTTTTCGCGCATCGATGGCGTCACGCTGGGCGCGAGCGATCTCAAACAGCGCGCCGACGACGGGCTTTCCGAGGACCGTGCGCAGACACGTTTCTATCAGTTGCAGGATGGTGTCGCGATCATCCCGATTGAGGGATCGCTGGTGCAAAAGCAGTCGGGCCTTGATCCCTGGTCGGGCATGACGGGGTATAATCAGGTTGTCCGCAAGCTGCGCGAGGCTCGGTCTGATCCTGCCGTGCGTGGAATACTTCTGGCGATCGATAGCCCCGGCGGCGAGGTAGCGAAATGCTTTGAGGCTGCCAATGAGATTTTCGAGGGTTCAGCCCGCAACGGCGGAAAGCCTGTCTGGGCCTATTCCAACGAGATGATGTGCAGCGCCGCCTATGCGTTGGGCTGCTGCGCTGATCGTGTGTTCATGCCGAACACCGGCATCATCGGGTCCGTTGGCGTGTGGACTATGCTGGTCAACATGACGAAGGCACTCGACAAGGATGGAATCGCCGTAACGATGCGGCGCGCTGGCGAACGCAAGGCGCGCGGCGGCCCTTATGAAGATTGGGATCAGGAAACGCTCGATAAGATCGATGCGTGGATTGATCAGACGTGGGACATATTCGCGAACGTCGTTTCGCAGGCTCGACCACAGATGTCGGTCCCAGATGTGAGAGAATTAGAGGGGGATTGGTTCGCTGGCGTGGATGCGCTGCCGACCGGCCTCATCGACGGAATCGGTGCAGAAGCCGATGTTTTTGATGCGCTCCGGCGGGAAGTCGCCCGCGCCTAATAACCGAAAGGAACTGTAATGAGTAATGCTCCCAAGGGGCTGGTTCTGGCTGCGCCCAAAGCATCTGCCAGCCTGTCCGACGTTTTGGCCAAGGCATCGGCCGATGATAAGAAGGCGGCATTCTCGGCGCTGAAAGCCGAAATGGAACCCGACCCCGAAGATAAGAAAGAGGACGGGGAAGGCGACGAAAATTGCAAAGACAAGGCCAAGGATAAGGCGAAAGACACTGATACCGGTGCCGCCGCCGAAGCCTCGGCTGATTTCAAGGCTGGCCAGAAAGCCGAGCGTGATCGTGTCGCTACCGTGTTCGCATCCGAGCACGCCAAGGGCAATGAAGCCCGCGCCGCCAAGTTGCTGACCTCCAGCATGTCGGCCAGTGAAATCGTCGGCTTCCTTGCTGATGAACCCAAGCAGTCCGCCGATCAGGGCGACAGCAAGGCCATGATGGAAGCGATCACCGGCCAGAACGCCAATCTCGGAAGCGGCGGCAACAATGGCGGAACGCAAGCCGTCGATCATTCGGCCGGCTGGAAAAAGGCCACCGCCGCCGTGAACGCCCGCAACGGCTTCAAGAATTAACCCAATCACCGCGCTTCGGCTTGCGCCGGGTCGCTCAACTTTCCCTTTCTGAAAGGACAACAACATGACTGTTTTGACCGAAGGCGCGCGCGTCGCCGAATTTCTGATGGCTGAGGCTGAAGGTGATCGCTCGCGCGACGGCATCACCCTCAAATCGGGTAATAACCTGCCCTCTGGCCGTGTTCTGGCAACTGTCATTTCCGCCCAGACCGTAGTATCTGCTGCGAAATCGGGTGGTAATACCGGCAACGGCACGTTCACCATTGACGGTACGACTCCATTGCTGCCCGGCGGCAAGCTCGGCGTATACTCGCTCCGCTGCATCGCGGCGGCCACCAACAACGGCACGTTCCGTCTTGAAGATCCCGATGGCATCGTGCTGGGCGATATCGTCATGTCCGGCGGTGCGGGGACTGTCTCCGAGCAGATCAAGGGTGCTCTCGCGGATGGCGCTACCGACTTCGTTGTCGGCGATGGCTTCGACATCACCGTGTCGGCCATCACGACCAAGGATGTCGAGTTCAACCCGGCGGGCACTGATGGGTCGCAGATCGCGACCGGCATTCTCTACAAGGCGGTCGACGCCACATCCGCTGACCAGAAGGGCGTGTCGGTTCGCCGTGCCGCCGAGGTCAACGACAATCTCGTAACCTGGAAGTCCGGCGCGACCACGGCCCAGAAGGCCAAGGGCAAGCAGGATTTGGCCAAAGGCGGGATCATCTTCCGCTCCTGATTTCACTCATCTTCCGCCCACTGAGGGGCGTCGAGGCATTGCTTCGGCGCCCCTTTTGTTTGCGCATTTCAAAAGGACCATGACATGGCAACTTTCGACGTATTCAAGTCGGACGCCTTCAACATCATCGAGATGACGAACGCGATCCAGGACATCAAAACCGTCCCCACCTTCCTTGACGATCTCGGTATCTTCACCCCGACCCCGATCACTACCGAGCGTTTCGAGATTGAAATGGTCGGCGATGGCACGCTCGCCCTCATTCCCACGACCGAGCGCGGTGCTCCCCGCACGCCAATCGGCCGCGACCGCCGCACCATGCGCGACTTCTCGACCGTGCGTCTGCGGCAGTTCGATGTCCTGCGTGCTTCCGAAATTCAGGGTGTGCGCGCTTTCGGGTCGCAAACCGAAGTTGAGGCGATGCAGAGTGTGGTCGCTGTGCGTCAGGCAAAGCTGATGCGCCGTCTGCAACTGACCAAAGAATATCACCGCCTCGGCGCCATCAACGGCATCGTGCTGGATTCGGACGGTACGAGCACCATCCGCAACTTCTATACCGAATTCGGTATCACGCCGCCCACCGAAATTGCTTTTGACTGGGCCAACAAAACCAACGTCACCGGCTTTCTCCGTGCAAACGTCATCCGTCCGATGGTGCAGGGTTTGGGCGGTCGCTGGACGCCGGGTGCGCGCATTGTCGCGCTGTGCGGCGATCAGTTCTACGACGCCCTTATCGCGAACAGCGAAGTGCGCGCCAGCTATCTAAACTGGGAAGCCGCCAAGGGACTTCGCGGGAACAGCGATGGTGGCATCGGTCGCGCTTACGGCAACTTTACCTTCGGCGATATCGAATGGATCAACTATCGCGGTACGGATGACAATACGACTGTGGCCATCGGCACGACCAAGTGCCGCCTGATCCCGGTCGGCATCCCCGATATCTTCCAGTCGGTCTATTCACCGGGCGAGAGCTTCGAAGTGGTCAACACTTTGGGGCAGGAGTTCTACTCCAAGCAGGTTGTCGATCCGAGCGGCTACAACGAGTTCGTCGAAATCGACCTCGCGTCGTATCGCCTCGACATGTGCGTCGCACCGCAGGCACTGCTCCAGGGCCGCGCTGGCTCCTGATAAGTTTGGGGTCGCCTTTGGGCGGCCCCTCCCCTTTCCATTCCAGTCTGGAGAAGCAATATGGCTTCAACCATCAAATGCGTGGCGCTGGTGGCGTTTACGCAGTTCGTCAGCGGCTATGGCATGATCCATGGCAACCCTGACGCAAAAGACGCCAAATTCCCTTTGGTGCCTGAGGATTCCGTCGAGCGCTTTGTTGAAGCTGGCTATATCGAAGCCCCCGAAATCGAAGCCCCCACAGGCGCTTTCGAGATGAAGCCTATCAAGTTCGGCAATTACCTCATCACCGGACCTGGCGTCGAACCCGATACGATCATCAAGGGCAAAAAGGATGCGGAAGCATATCTCGCTCTGCTGGTTGAATCGTCTCACGACGCTGGCGAGGACGCCCCGGTCTGATGGCCATTCCTGATTTGGAAAGCGTCACGCCGATGCTTTTCAATACCTGCGACACGAGGCTGGGCGACACGATTACGATCACGCCGCCCAGCGCCGCACCGATCACGATCAAGGCCCATGCTGCATTCGGCGACCGCAGGCAGGACTTCGGATTGAGTGCGTCGACTGTTCAGGACGCTGCCATTGATATCGACATGGCGCTCGTGCCTGGAAAGCCTGATGCGACATGGCGCGTCACCTTCCTGCGCATACCCGGCCACTCCTATGCCCCGCGCGACGTTCAGCGCGACCTGAGCGGCTTCCGGTGGGAGTTCGGCGTGAAGGAGGTGAAAGGTGGCTGATGCTCCGATCCGCAAGATCATGCTGGCCTTCGCGGCGCTCCTCGCTCCATTGACGGCCACGGTATATATCGACCGTACCGATGATGAGCCGCTGGATGACGCCGAGCGGCCCGGAATTATTCCGCGTGTGCCGCATATCGCGTTCGAGAACTACCAGTCGCAGGGCATGGATTTGTGCCGCGCCACTTTCCATTTCGATTGCCATAGTTCGGGCACGTCTACCGAAACGATCGACCATCAGAACCAGTCGACTGTAACCGATATTCTTGCGGCCATCGCCTCTGACCGGACACTCGGCGGGCGGCTGCAAAGCTGTGAAGCCATGGCTGCTTCCGGCGCCGCACAGGACGGCGCCGATATTGGTTGCGCCATTCTGGAGGTCGAGGTCGTGTTCTTCACTGATCGCGACAACCCATACACCATCGTCGGCCAGGCCGGCGCCACCTTCTGACACCTTTATAAAGGAAACTGCATATGCCTTCTGCACCGGACATTGCTCCGGCGCTGCCTGCTGGCTGCGTCGATTTCAACAAGCTGCACAGTCTGATCGCCAAGGGTGATCCTGATGCGGTCGCCAAGGCGACGGTCATCCCCGACGCCGAACTGCCTACCCCCCTCGTGGAAGCGTCCGCTCCCGCGAAGGCCGAATAAGGAGATTCTGAAATGGCATTTCGCTCTCAATTCACGTCCGTCGCGGTCGCCGTTCAGTCGTCCGTCGACACATGGGGTTCGCCCTCCAGCGCCGACCTCTTCCCTTGCGCCAATGTGCGTCTCAGCAAAGAGTCCATCACGGCTGAAAACCCTGAATATCTGGGCACTGTCGACAAGCCGGGTGACTTCGTTCTGGGTCAAAAGGTCAGTCTCACGTTGTCCATTCCCATCCGCGCTCCCGGTGGGGCATCGCCTCCCGCGGCCGGCGCGTTCATCCCCGGTCGCTTCCTGCGCGCCGCTGGCTGGACGGAAAATATTCTCTCCGCAGCAGTGCCTGTAGCCGCTGAGGCTTTGGGTGTGGGATCTACAACGACGGCGGCCAAGCTCGGTTCAACCGCCGTTGCAACCGCGCAGCTCTACAAGGGTCTGGCACTGAACCTCTCCGACAATGGCACGGGCTATAACCGGCAGTTGACGGCCATCCGTGATTACACCAGCGCCAAACTGGCAACGATCGCGGAAACGCTCGGATCCCCTCCCGCCGCCAACTATCAAATCCCCAAGCAGCTCGCGTATCAGAGTGGCGCATCGGGTGTTCCGCCGGTCCTTTCACTCTCGGTCTGGTAT